CGGTGGTGAAATCAAGTTCACTGATGAGGAAGCCGCCCAGTATGACGCACTCGTGCGTGAATCAGCAGGACTCAGTGCCAAGGCTAAGGCAATGGCATCTGATGCCGAACTGCGCAACATCCGCTCCAACGAGGAGAAGGGTGCCAAGCTGCGCGAGATGCTGAAGAACTGCGTGGAGAAGCGTGAGAACGCCACCACCATTCTCGCCAACAAGGTGACCACTGGCGACGACCAGAACGAGAACGCCAACCTCGAGGCAGGTGGTTTGATCCCCGTCACCATCAAGGAAATCATCGACACCAAGGTGCCCGGTATCGAGCTGCCAGACTCACTGGTGATGGTTACTGGCGTGACAGGTACTGAGATCATCCCCTACAGCACCAACGACGTGAAGTTCACCGTCAACAAGGAGGTGCAGAAGGTGGGTGTGCAGGCTCTCGACTTCACCAACATCACCGCTGCCCCCGTCCGCGTGGCTGCTTCACTGGCCGTTTCACACCGCGCCATCGACAACGCCGCCTTCGACATCTACAGCTTCATGGTGTTCAAGATGCAGAAGGGCTGGGCTATCTTCCGCGCCGTTCACGTCTATGCACACGGCAACTACGCCAAGCTGCCTTCACCTTTCGCACAGGTGGAAATCGAAGAGCTCACGCTCGACGAGAATATCGGTGAGAATCTCGCCACAAAGATTGCCGAGATGTATGACCTCGGCTTCGAGGGCGACCCAGAGCTTATCATGGACAAGGTGGCAGAGGTTAAGTTGTCCTTCAAGCCCCGCATCGCTGGCACCATCGGCGACCGTACCGTTATCGAGGATGGTAAGTGCGTAGGTTACAACTACAAGGTATCACCTTACGTTGACTACAGCATCGACGCCAACGGTGTAGCTACCAAGGACGTTGAAGGTGGCAAGCCTGTTCGCTACATCGCCATCGGTCACTTCGGCTATCTGGCTGAGGAGCAGCACGGCGAGTTCCGTTTCAACGTCGATGCGACATCTGCCGAGGTATTCAACAGCGCAACTGTTGTTATCTCCATGACCACCGACTACTCTCTGACTGAGCTCTCCAGCAAGGTCAACGGCAACGACTCCGGCAAGCCCCAGGCGTTTAAGTTGATTAAACTCGTGGAACCCGCAAGCTCTAACGAGATCGGCGGTTAATCACTCTCTCGCGACTCAATAGTTCCTGACCGCTCGGTGGCTCCGATGCAGCAGCAATAGGTTGTCTGCCGGGCGGTTTTCTTTCAATCAGCAATCACGTCAAGCACAAGGTAATAATATGGGACTCTTAACCGACGCATTCTTCAAGTCAGCCCTGGAGAGCAATGCAGACCTCATGGCCGCACTGCCCGCACACGCCATCTATAACAACGTAGCCGAACCCGACTATGATATGGAGAACGTGGACGTGCCGTACATCATTGTCAATAACGACGGTGGCAACAACGACACGCAGACCAAGGACGACTACGAGGGATCCGATGACAAGGTGAACATCAGCATCCGTATTGTTGCGAAGACCAACGACTCGTTGCGCCAGATGGCCGTCGCCGTGCGGCGTACCGTCCACGACTACATGCAGGCATCAGCCGAGCGCATAGATGCTGGCACGCCAGCCGAGAACGACGACCTGCGCCCCCACGACTACGACTTCTCGTTTAGCGACGTCAGCTACGAGCCGCAGAAGCCAAGCCACACGATCGTGCTCTATTACCAGTGCTCGACACCTAACGAAATATTTGACGACTATGAGCAAGATTAAAGGCCAGAACTTCAGACTGCTTCAGAATGCAGCCGCGATACCTGAAGCCACCAACTGCTCGATAACGCTACAAGGTAATACCGAGGACACGTCCACAAAGGACACCGAGGGACTCTTTACTCAGGAAACGATTGTATCGAATCAGTGGTCTGCGCAGGTAGATACCTATCAGAGCGACACCGCCGCTCTGCGCTCCATAATCTCAACGTTCATTGCAGCACAGGCCGTTCCCGTTGGTTGGGACCAAACAGCAGGCGCACAGAACCGCGTCAAGCAGAATGCGAACTTCAAACGTAGCGGCAATGCTATCTTGAACGACTTCACCATGAACTTCAACGACCGCGAGACGGTCGCCGTATCACTTCAATTCCAGGGAACAGGAGCCCTCAGTTAAACGACTATGCAGAAAGGACAATACATTCGACTTTTGCTATCGGTAGCAGCCAACCCGTCAACGGTAGTGGCAGCCGCCAAGCAGATGGCCTTGCACGGCTCTGCTCAGACTGAGGACAGCTCTACCAAGGACACCACGGGCAGCGACCTGGAGTATGAGGTCACGGGGCAATCTTATGACATCACTGGCAGCGGATTGGTTCTCACACCAAACGATGCCGACTTGACAGGTGCCGTAAGCCTGAACGACTTCGAGAACTGGATCAAGGACCAGCTGCTGAACTGGCGCATCTGTGTGATGGAAGGCGCAAAGAACCGCACAATCGTGGAAGAGATTGCACACGGTCAGGGTAAACTGACCAACCTGCAAATCCAAGCGCAGAACAAGCAGTATGCAACCTATAACTACACCATCAACGGCTACGGTGCCATCGTACCAGGTAGCGATGCCGCCAGTGGTGACTAACGATTAATCAGCCGCTCGCCTGCCTGACGATTCTTTTCATATGCCAGCAGACGGGCGGTTTTTCCATTAAAACAAAAGGAACTATGACACAGACAGAAATAACCATCAACGGGAAAACCTATCCCGTCATCTTTACACTTGCTACGCTTTCTAATTTTGAGGAAATCGCCAACAAAGCATTTTTCAACGCAGACCTCGGCATGGTGAAGAATCGCATTGCACTGATATGTGCTGCTGCTATTGCAGCCAACGAAAACACCAAACTGACTGTCGAAGAGTTGAGAGGCAACGAGACGTGGGAAGACTACGTTCAGATCGCCACAGCCTACAATGTCGTGATGAAACTGGCAGAAAAATTCTTTCCCGTGCCTGAAATCGAGAAAGGTAACGACGAAGAGCAGCCTGCTGAAGAAGGAGACGAGAAGCCAAAAAACTAACAACCGTCCACGAACTCTTTCAACTGTTCGTGGGCGAAATCGGTATCAGTCGCCATGAGTTCTACTACGAACTGAAGTGGTGGGAGGTAAAGAGTATTATCCGAGGTTATAACGCCCGACACCATCACGGATGGGAGCAGGCGCGACTTGTAGCATACAATGCCAGATTTTGTATGGGCTCGAAAAACCCCATCCCAACGGTCACGAATTGGTTGAAGTTTCCGTGGGAGATGAAGCGATTAAACGACAAACCAGTTAGCGATGAAGATATAGATGACCTTCTGGCAGACATCAACGCTGCTAACGCAACGAAATAGGGGAGCCCACCGGCTCCCCGCTTTCATGTTATGCGAGCCTCACGGCTGGCTTATCGACGGAATCACAAGGTATCACCACGTCTGAACATTATCATCGCTCCAAGTATCATCGGCTGTAATGGTGACGCTTTTGCCAGCACCGATGATGCCACCTGAATAGATAGACGTAAGGTTCTGAGCAAAACGAGCGGAAGGCAGGGTAACATGACCAAGCACTGATTCATCGGTGCCAATCATCTTCACGTCGATGTCGGTCTGCCAGTCGGTGGATAGCGATAAACCGAAGAATAGGGCAGACACTTGACCAGTAGTGCCGACATACGATGAAGGTATCGCCACTGAGCGCATCTGCTGACGGGCATCAGTACCTTCACCCGTTCGAACGTTCACGCCATAGTACCAGGTTGCAGGCTCAACCTCCAGACGTGCCATCTGCGAGGTGATCTCATCGGTGATGGCGATACGCAAGCGAGTAGCGACACGATGAAGCGTGACGGATTGCGAGGCCGACGAAGATGGCTGGACGTTCAGCGGAAGCGTCGCCCAGAAGGTGTCAGAGGGTTTTACCCATGAAATCGTCGGAGCTGTCACTGTAGGCTCAGAGCCGCGCGAGGCAACGAAGCAGAGAGTGTGTTCACCATAGTCGAGCGACAGTGCCGCAGAATCGAAGCCATCAGTCTTGTGGATAGTCTGCTTCAAGTCATCACCCATGTAGTCGAAGAGCCACAGGTCGGTGATGTTCAGTTCTGCAAGCGTGGCGCGAGTCATTGCCTGCTGAGAGATTTCTCCAAAGTCGAAGGTGATAGTCTTCTTACTTACTGAGTCTGTCGGTGTCATCTCTGCCGTCAGTTCACCAGTCATTTCGTGCTCACCACATGCTGTCAGCAATAAGGCCGCTGACATAGCCAAAATGAATCTTTTCATAGTAAGTTGTTTTTGATAGTTTATATTTAAGGGTGGGGCAGCACACGTCACTGCCCCGTGTCCTTTTTCATCTTTTCGGAAATCCGATCAAATTCCTCATGCACGCTCTCGGCCATGACCTTTGCGTATCTCTGTGTCTGCCGGATGTTGGTGTGGCCAAGCATCCGCGAGACATTCTCAATCTTGGCCCCATTCCTGAGCATCCAGGTGGCGAAGGTGTGGCGTGCGAGGTGTGAATGCAGCGGTATCTGAATCTTCGCACTCATACCAATCGACTTCAGTGAACGGTTATAGACATGGTTCTCTATCTGCGGCACCTTCATATCATATTTCTCCAGCACGCGGATAGCTGGCGGCAACAACTGCGAAACATAAGCCACGCCCGTCTTGATGCGTTCGCCGATGCGGGTATAGGTGTCGCCATCCTTGCGGTACTGAGCAATATCGAAGGCTTCTGCATCGGAATATGCCAAACCCGTGTACATTTGGAAAATGAAGAGGTCGCGCGACTGGCGCAGCAGATCATCGTCTGGAATATCAAGATTCTCGATGGCTTGCATTTCTTTCTCCGTCAGGTATTCGACATTCTCACGATCACCACGTTTGAACTTTCCTCGGAGCAGTTCATAAGGGTTGCGCTCAATCTTTGAGAAGGTCACGGCCCGATTGAGGAGAGCTTTCAGACTTCTGTGATATTTGAACACCGCCGAGTCTATGAGCTTCGAGCCATCCTTCTTTTTCCGTTGGTGCAACCACGCATCGAAGGCGCAGATGTTCTCAGCCGTCACGTCCTGCCACCGTTGCATCTCACCGAACTCATGCAGACGATGAGCGAGCGTGCGGTATTGTTTGCGGGTGCCATAAGCCACCGTCAACTGCTCGACTTGCCGTTCTACCCATTCCAGAAACTTCGGTTCTTCCGATACAGCCTCTTTCACCGGCCACACCTTTGCCTTCAGGGTCTCTGTGCTGATTGGTTCACCATCTCTGATGCAGCGGTTCGCCTCACGGTCAACAATCTCATAAATGATTGCCAGCCGCTCATTCAACACGGGCGCATCTGGGCGATTGACAATCATCCCGGCCTTCCATTCTCTATCACGCACACGCACACCCGTACTAATGTAATATGCGCGGCGCGCGACCGTCACTCGCACTTCAATCGTGCCAGTGCCTTCGGTCCTCGCTTTTTTCTTTCTATCGTATATAATCTTAGTCGTTATCATATTTTTCTCGTTTTAAGTTCAAAAATGTTTTACCCTGCGCTGTTTTGTGGTAAAACAACGGTAAAACATTTCGTTATAATTCGGTACAATTTGTAACATTTTGTATTTTCATTTATAAATTTAAAGTCTTCTGCATCCCCTGTAAATACGCGGAGGCCCTCTATTTTCGGGCAGTCCCGACTGTTTTACTGAGTGATTCCGTCGGGACTCGTTTGAAGTTAAACAAAAGTGCTGTATATAGTAGGTTAACGGCATGGTATTAGGGTGGAGCGGGTAAAACAATGGTAAAACATTGCAAGCGCACCACAATACTAAGGTTGTTATTATGATATATGTATAAAGCATTTATTGTTTCTTTTTCTTTGATTTTTCCTTATTCATTTCCTTTAGGGCCTTCTTCACTACTTCATCTGCAACGACTTGGTGGCCACGGATGAGACCTTCAGGAACTACACCAGCATAATGGGCACCTCTACCGGCGATGATATTCGGAATGGGGATTTTTATGACTGGCTCGATGCTGCCAGGCATGTCGTTCACGAATGTCGGTGATTGTGGAGCAACTACGCTGTATGAGCTGACGAGCATCGATACTTGGTTCTTCATCGACTCGATGCCATTGAGGGCTGCTTCCAGTTTGGTGGTCAGTGTAGCATTCTCTTTTCGCGTCTCTCGAAGTTCGGTTATCAACGCATCGTTCTGCTTGCGTGAAATCACGAGGTCAGCAACCAGCGAGTCATTGAACTCTTTCGACTTTCTGAGTTCAGACAGGAATATCTCATTCTTTTCTTTTGAGTCACGAAGTTCACCTATCAGTTTTTCGCATTGACGCTCCAGCAACTCATTACGGGTTGACATCCTGACGGCTTCATCAAATAGCCTTTGCACGTAGTCGGGGATTGCAGGCTGCTGCGGATTGACCATTTTCTCAAGTTCCTCATTAGTCACTTCCTCTTCGATGGTGAGAAGCTGCCCCTCTCCAGTCAGGAGGTAGTCGAGGTTAAACACGCCACGATATGCCTCACATATATTCTTGAACAGACTATCGGTGAGATATTTTTCATCTCCATTCATAGCAGCCGACATACTTGTACGTCCATAGTGGAGTGCTTCAGAAAATCCGGTCTTAGTATGGATGCCGTAATATTTACGCAAATGTTCATAGACCTCAATCAGACGTTTTTGTCGCCCATTCATACGCTTTTGTCTTAATTGTTGTTAAAATACTACATCTTTTTAGGATAAAAGTTTGTAATCCTACATTTTTGTCTTACATTTGCACCCAAAAGAAAGAAAGACTTAAATCGGGCACAAGAATAGCCGTCAGACGTTACACACGTCTTTGCAGAGGTGATAGGTTGCAAATATACGGCTTTCTTCCCGATTTTAGTACAAAAGTGTAAGATAATTAAGAAAGTTTAAGTAATGGCACAAGAAAAAGTAACAAGACAAGAGTTGCGTGATATGCACATCGGACAGACGCGCATCTTCACGCTGATGGACCCTAAGAAGGTGACTTCTGCCAAGGTTACGGCCAAGCAGTTGAAGGATGAGAAGGAGGGCGAGTGGCTGGTAAAACCAGACTACGACGCATGCGCTGTGAGTATTACGAGATTAAAGTAACATCTAATAAAAAGGAACTATGAGCAATGATTTAATTCAATTCGGAGAGAGCAGGCAGACTATGAGCAGTTTGGAAATTGCCAAACTGACAGGTAAGCCACACAATGACGTGATGAAAGCCATCCGTGCGATGGAGCCATCATGGGAAAAAGTATCGCAGGGAAAATTTTCCCTATCATCCAGAAAGGTCGAGCAGCCTAATGGTGGTGTACGTGAATATCCATGCTACGAACTTACCAAGACTGAATGCCTCTACGTTGCCACCAAGTTCAACGACGAAGCACGTGCAAAGTTGGTGCTCCGTTGGGAAGAGTTAGAGCAGAAGCAGCGTGCCCAAATGCTTCAGTTGCCAGACTTCACCGATCCAGCCGAGGCTGCAATGGCATGGGCGAAGGAATACAGAGAGAAGAATGTGCTGGCCATCGAGAACAAGAAACTCGAAGAAGAGAACATCCAACTCGCTGCCGAGAACCAGGAACTGAAGCACGACAAGAACTACCTCGACCTGATTATGAGGTCGAAGGCTCTGCTCACTATCAGTCAGATTGCTCAGGACTACGGTATGAGCGGAAAGGCCTTGAACAAGAAGTTGGCCGACATGAGCATCCAGTACAGCATCAACGGTCAGTGGATTCTCTACGCTAAATATAAGGATTGCGGCTATGTGTCGAGTCGTTCAATCGACATCACACGCGCTGACGGTCGCCCTGACGTGGTGCTTCACACCGAATGGACGCAGGCAGGCCGTAAGTTCCTGTATGAGGAATTGAAGAAACAAGGCATCATCCCAATGTTAGAAAGGAGTTGACTATGGAAGAGAGAGAGCAGGAACTTCTTGCTGAGATTGATAGACTTAAAAGGATGATGATGGCATCTAACCCATTTTTATGCGGAAACATGAAATGTGGTAATAGGGTCAAGCCAACCGTTTGCAAGTGTTGTTGACATGTTATTACAAAATAGTTTATGGACTGGAAGTTATTAGAGGCGAAGATCATCGCGGCGGTGACAAAGGTTGCGCAACAGCATTACCAGGTGAATGAAGAGCGTTGGCTTACTGCTGAGCAGCTATCAGAATATGTTGGTGTGTTCACAAAACGATGGCTTCAGGATCATGGCGACATGCTGCCGAGACAGCAGCCGACATGGAAGGACAAGAATGGTGTTGAACACTCGACATCGTATCTCTACCCGCTGCATCAGATACAGGCGATGATAGCCGACGGGAGAATCAAGGAACTCAGAGAAAAGAACATAGGTTAACGGTATAACAATATTTTCAAGTTCAATCAGACAGCGGTCTGTAGTACATCTTTTCATAGGATTTTTAGTTAAACATTGGTATTATTCATTTCACCCAGCCCGCCGTGAGGTTCGCTGGTTTCTAAAACAAAGAGCACAATCAGGATAGACATATTCGGGAGGTAAAAGCCGGAATAGTTGGCGCAAACCGGCAAAATTGGAATAAGGGGATGGTTAAGAGCCTCGCACATCGCTGAAATAATTGCTACGGCATCCGACCAAAGCGGCGATGATTCCCTGAATAGCTTAGGTGAGCAGCAGGTCCGAATCCTGCACCTTCCACAAGATTCAATGACTATACAAACCAGCACTGCTGGGTACTCAGAAACGGCGAGGCGCGACAGCCCTCAACCAATACATAGCCGGACGAGAGGCGACTGATGAAGGACCTCATGTAAGTGAGAATGTAATCAGACCGGGTGGACGCTCCCGCCGTGAGGTGCGAGTGAGGTGCAGAACCTAAACCATTTCAAAGGAGACCTGTTGGCACGTGTGCCAGATGTTGTAGAGCTGGGTATTAGGCAGTGAGACTAAAATCGAAACTAATATATTGAATAGATAAATTGAACGTGCCCGTGCGATTCGTCGTGCGGGCTTTTACATTGCCGTGTAGTTCAGTTGGTAGAGCGTCAGGTCGCTGGACATCAGTACATGAAGGTCGCAGGTTCGAGTCCTGCCACGGCAACAATACTTGTATTAAGTTTTTTGTTATTACATTTTTTATTTGACTCCATTCTGCCCCGCCGTGAGGCTCGGCAGTTTTCTTACGAAGAATTTATTCACTAAAATATCCTATCATGCAAAAGAAAAATTTTATTGAGGACGAAGAGATTAAGATGATCTTTCGTCAGATTGGTTTCGGTGCCGCTCTTGGCACTGCGTTTCTAATGGCCATCTACTTTGGTGGACTCATTGCCAAACTATGCAGCGGAATGTGATGTACGACGCACAAGACGATGCACTATTTGGTCACGACGGGCGGCACAAGCCGAGTCCTATCCCGCGGCTGTTGACAGCGAGAGGGTTTGGCAACAGCCACGGTCGCCTGGCTTACTCGCAGATGAATCGCCAGCAAGACGACAACATGAGCGAGTACGCGGTGAAGACCATCGGCATGCTGCCGAAAGGTTACATCATCGTGAACGACGACACCGTAGGCTACGACAGCGAGACAGCCTTCCTCGTAGGCCACCATCGTGTGGCCATTCCCGTGAAGGAGTTCGCCAGGAGCCGACGGCTGACCATCCGCGAACAATGGGAGCTGCTGAACCCTCGCTATATCGGCACCTATTTCCGTAGTGACTTTGACAGTTGCCGGAGCAAGCGGCCCGACTTCGACGAAGCCTATCAGGAGGCTATCACGAACGGCACTGACGCGCAATTCATTGCTCAGTTCTGGACTCCAGCGCGAGAGCACGAGGCTGCAATCGACAGAATGCGACGGAGACTTGATGCACTCGAAGACCAGCGCATGGAACTGAAGACCCGCGTGAGCCATTGCCGTGGCAAGGTCAGACAGATCAAGAGCGACATCGCCTATCAGCGATTCCATCTCTACGACAATATCCAGAAGAGCTTGCTGATGGCAGAAGCCGACTTGGACAATGCCAATCACGACTACTACGCCCTGCTGGAGAAGATTGACAAAATTGAAAGATTTCTCAAAAACTACACCATCTTATGAAAATCAGATTTTCACAAAACATTGATGCTATCGGAGGCGATTCCGAGATAGCACCCGAAGAAATCAGTGGCAAGGCAGGCATTGAGCGCGTCGCCAGTCTCTCAAAAGAGGCTATCGCCATCGCCCACTATATCTTCAAGAAACACCCAGAGTTTAAACAGGTTACGCTCGATACCATGACGGATGAAGAGCGAAAGCTGATTGAAGTATCACAAACAAAAACAAATTTATCATGATTAATTTATCAACACCAAGTCAGCAGATGCTTGATGAACTGAATGCTGACCTCGACCGCATCCAGTATTGGCAGAACCGCTGGAACAGCGGAGCCGATTGGATAGCCGCTTCACAAGGCTACAGAGAGCGATGGAACAAAGAGCGCAAGCCGTTCATCGCCAGTGAGCATGAATACAAGTCAGTCAACGGCAATCGTTGGTATTGCTTCGACATTCCCTTCTGGCCGGAAGGTTTCGACGATTTGCAGATGCTGTCTGCAAGTTTTATCTATTACGAGACATACGCCAGCATCGGTGCCTTTATCCCAAAGTTTGTAATGAATGAGCAGACGAACATGATGGATGATGCCTGCGTGATCTACACCAGCCACTTCTTCGAGCGATACTGCGAACGCATGAAGATACCATTCCGTTCGCGTCAGATGGTGCTGGAGTTTGCAAGCATCATTGCATTCAATCCGCTGAAAGACGATACCGACAAAGACGGGCGACCTATCGTAGTGTCACGAATGCCGAAGGCAGGATATACCTATGGCGTGAGGCGCAAAGACAATCCGAACATCATCGAGATGCGGACATTCCTAAGTGATAAGAACATGACACCGACAAAGCTCAGACGATACGAAGAACTGCGTGAGCGCGTGGATGATGATTCATTTATCGCCGAGTCCTACAATCTTTCAGTGTGGGGCTCTATCTATCAGAAAAACAATATTGCAATACCAAAAGAATAATTAAGTAATTATGGAATTTGAAGGAAGAATTATCAGAGTGCTGCCAGTCAGAAGCGGCACAAGTCAGAACGGCAACGAATGGAAACGTCTGCCGTTTGTTTTTGCTTATTATGAGAGCGGTGAGCAGCGTTGGGAAGACCGGGTACTGTTAGAGACTTGGGACACAACATGGATGGCTCTGATTGGTCAGTTCTGCGTAAAGGGTTCTGACGGTAAGGTAGTAGTTGAGAACGGCAGCGTCAAGTTAAACGTTTTAGACATCAAATGCCGTTGTGGTTTCTCGCATGGCGTGAAGGACGTGAACAGAAAAGACGGATCTGGTGTAATAACTATGAACGAGTTGAAATGTTATAAACTGGAGATTGCCGGTCAGACTCAGAAACCCGCACCGCAGCAGCCAGGCAACGTGCTCGGTGGGCCACAGACACCACCGTACAACCCTCAGACGCCATTCCCGCCACAGGTGGACGCACAAGGTAATCCAATCAATAATCAGGGAGGCAACTACGATGATCTACCATTCTGACGACTTTTTCTGTGAGTGGTGGCCGACAGGTCACCGCTCCTAATATCATAAAACAAGGAACTATGAAGAAGAGTATCAAAACAGTTACCGTGAGGACCGTTCCAAATGGCTACGAACTGAAATATGACGGAATGCGACAGCAAGAAGGATTCCTATACTTCAACATCGAGTCACTGCTGGGCGGTATCCTGAAACATGTCGTCATGGGTGACAAAAGCGAGCAAGACCCGGAAGAGTGCAAGAGCCTGCTGCAATCGATGATGACATGGCCCGACAGCGCGGAACTCCGGCAAGCCTACGCCACCCTACAGAGCGACTTCGAAGATGCCAAGCGTACAGCGCATACGGCTCAGGTTCAGTTGTACTCACTCACCCGAAAGCACGAGGCCGATCTGACAACCATTCGTGAACTGCGCCAAGAATTGGCAAAGTCGGCCATTAAGGTTGAAGCCTATAACAACCTGAAGCGTGAACTTGAACGTAAGGCCGAGAGCGAACGCATCAAGGCCAAGATGAAAAAGTTCAGAGAAGAGGAAGAAGAGCAGCGCAAGGCAAAGCGCATCAAGGTGAAGCCAAACGACGGTACTGAGGAAGGCAAGAAACTGGCAGAGAAACAAGATCGAGCAGCCAAAGCCCGTAAGGTGAAAGCCGAGAACGACGAAAAGAGGATTGCTGAGAAGGTCAAAAAGTTGAAGGACGAACAATCATCCACCAACGAAAAGAAAACGGCTGACAAGCCAAAGAAACAGCCCAAACAGCCGAAAGAGACACCCAAGAAGATAGAATACTCTCAAGAGGTCTATGACGCATTAACGACACCGCTGACCATCGACAAACTGAAACTCTCCATACGCACGCTGAAGGTGCTGAAGTATGCCGGTGGCGAAGTCAACAACACCATTGCCGACGTAGTGCGATACACCAAGCGAGACCTGCTCATGATACGAGGTTGCGGCACGACCGTGATCAACGATTGGCAGGCATGGCTCGACGCTCACGGCCTTCAGATGGGTATGAACCCCAAACCAATCCTAAAGGAACATGACAACCATTGATGAAACCCAAGGCGACATCTATCGTCAGGTATGCTCAGCCGCTTCAATGGTGAAGCTGGTGATGGGCGTTAGCAATGGCTGTGCCATTCAGATCATGCTCGACTGCTACAGCGAAGTGAGCGGTAAGGCGACTGATCACAAGACGGGTCAGCGCAAACCCGCTCACCCTCGCTATCGTCAGCAGGTGAAACAAGCCTACAAGCGAGCCATCGACGAATACCACGACTATGAGCACCGACTTGTCTATGCAACCCGCAACCGATTCTTTCACGTCGAAGACCTGTCACCGAAGTATCGCAAGATATACGGAAACATCACCGACGCTGAATATTTCGAGTTCTGGAAAGGCACCAGTGCGAAAGCCTATCAGGTGAGCAGACCATTGGTCACGTCGTTGTGGAATAAATACAGACTGTCGCTGCTCAAC